GCCGACCGATACCCGACCCCGTATTTTTATTGGCTACCTATCGAAAGCGTCATAACCTTTGAGGCAAACCGGACAACCGGGGTTATGGATTGGATAATTTTCCGCCAACCCGATAAACGTATTGCAGTTATTGACGATGAACGATACAGAGTATTTGCAGAGGACGACGGCGGCAACATAGGCGAATTATTGGTTGATAACCCACACGATTTGCGCTATTGCCCCGCCCGTTTCTTTTGGAACGAGCCAATGAATTTGCGAGAACCGGACGTTAAACAATCCCCGCTAACAAAAGAATTGGAGGCGTTGGATTGGTTTTTGTTTTTCCATATATCGAAGCGGCATTTGGATATGTACGGGGCGTACCCGATATATTCCGGTTACGAACAATCGTGCGATTTTACAAACGCCGAAAACGGCGATTATTGCGACGGTGGATTTTTGAAAGACAAACAAGGGTATTACAGGTTAGACCAAGCCGGGTTATTGATGCGTTGCCCCAAGTGCGGCGACAAACGGATTACCGGGGCGGGTTCCTTTGTTGAAATACCGATACCGGACGGGGACAAACAACCCGATTTGCGCAACCCGGTTCAAATGTTGACCGTTGACCGTACAAGTTTGGATTATAACGTTGAAGAAGAAAAGCGATTGCGGGAAAACATTATTACCGCCGTCGTCGGACAAAACGAGGAAGTAACCCAACGGGAGGCATTTAACGAACAACAGGTTAAAGCCGCATTTGAGAGCCAAAGCACGGTATTAAACCGAGTGAAAAAAGGCTTTGAAGCCGCCCAACAGTTCGTCGATGAAACGGTTTGCCGATTGCGATACGGCAATATGTTCGTATCTGCAAAAGTCAATTACGGCACGGAGTTCTATTTGTACGACGCAAGCGAGTTGCGGAACCGTTACAAGTCGGCAAAGGAAAGCGGCGCAAGTGAGGCAGAATTGGACGCCCTACAAAATCAGATTATCGAAACGGAGTACCGGAACAACCCAACCCAATTGCAGCGTATGTTAATATTGGCAGAATTGGAGCCGTACCGCCATTTGACCCGGAACGAGGTATTGGATTTGTACGGGCGTAACTTAATCCCGGAGAATGAATTGCGTATAAAGTTGAATTTCGCTAACTTTGTCCGCAGGTTTGAACGGGAGAATACAAACATTTTGGAATTTGGAACGCAAATACCATTCGACCAAAAGATTTCAGTAATAACAAGTAAATTTAACGAGTATGCACGTAAAGACAGCAACCGAGGGTAAAACAAAGGACGTCGCAATTACCGACGTCACCCCCGAAAATTACATTGTACCGAGCAACGAACAACATTTGTATCATTGCATTATTGAGGTGCGCAAGTTTGACAGCGAAACGGGCAAACGCTTATCCGTTCCCCGTATCCAAAAATTCGGCAAAAAGTCCTTTGAAAACGGCATTTTGGACGCACTGAAAAAACAGGGTTACACGATTACCGTATTGCACGACCCCAACGAGTACGTCAAGGCGCAAGCCGAGGAAAAAGCGGCACGAACCGCCGCACAGCAGAAAGCCGCCGAGGAAAAAGCCGCCGCCGATGCAAAGGCAAAGGCAGAAGCCGAGGCGAAAGCCAAAGCCGAGGAAAAAGCGGCGTTAAAGGCTGAAATTTTGGAGGAATTGAAAGCGGCGGGAGTTATCCCGGCAGAACCAGCCAAAGAAAACAAAGCCGAGGACAAACCCGGAGCGAAAAAGTAACAGAGTATTAAACAATTAAAAAATACGATTATGGCACAGATTGCACAGCAGGACAATTTGGTTATTGAAGTAACAACAACCGCCGCCGCATTGGATGGCGCAACAAAGAAAAAGTTGATTGAATGTATTGAGGGCGGAACAATTACCGACGTAATTTTGGTAACAAAAGAGGTTGAAAAGAAAATCAGCCATGCACGTGTTGTTAGTTGGTTGGTTGACACAACCGGGGATTCGCCAAAATACACAATTCATATCATTAACGCAAACAGCGGAGCAGTAGCAGCAATCGCACTTAATTAATTCAAAGGGAAAGAATTATGTTAACGAGAGAAATTTTAGTTGCAAATGCGGCATTAGCCGGATTAACCGACGAACAAATTGCGGCAATTACAACATTGTCCGCCAACGACGAAAATAGCGTTATCGCCAAAAAGACGGGCGAAATTTACGGCGGATTGGATGCCGATATTTTGGCGGCGTCCGGTATTGCAAAGAACGGAACCGAAAAAACGTTTGATTACGCAAAACGTGTGGTCGCCGAGTTCAAAACCAAAGCGGAAAGCGCAAGCGCATTGCAAACCCAAATCGACAGTCTGACGAAAGAAAAGGCACGTTTGGAAAAGGCAATTGCCGACGGTGCGAGCGATGCGGAAACCGCAAAGGCTTTGAAACAGGCGAAAGCCGATTTGACGGCGGTAACAACACAGTTTAACGACCTCAAAAAGAAGTACGATGAAGCCGAAAAGAAATTCCAAACGGAGTTGTTCGGCGTTCGTATCGAGGGTGCATTGCAGACCGCAACCGCCGGGTTGAAATTCAAACCGGGATTGCCCGAAAGCGCAACAAAGGTTTTGTTAGCGCAAGCAATCGACAAAATTAAGGGTATGAACCCCGAATATATCGACGACGGAAAAGGCGGTAAAATCCTTGCTTTTAAGGACGAAAGCGGCGCAATTATGCGTAACCCGAACAATCAGTTGAACCCGTACACCCCCGGCGACCTGTTGGCAAAGGAATTGGAAACAATGGGTATTTTGGATAAGGGACGCCAAGCCGGAGGCGGCGGAACGGTTCCCCCGGCGGGCGGTTCCGGCGGTGGGGGCGGAACAACCATTGACATAACGGGCGCAAAAACCCGTGTCGAGGCTTACGAAGCAATCGCCGCAAACCTTATGGCGCAGGGTTTAACGGCGGGTTCCGAAAAGTTCGACGCCGCAATGAAACAGGCATGGCAGGACAACAATATTGCCGCATTGCCGGAAAAGTAAACAATCACGGGTAAAGGGTAAACCCGCATTTAATAACAATTAAATTTTTAACATTATGTCATTAGTAGCAACAAGATTGCAAAATTGGCGGATTGAAAACCCGGAATTAGACCGTAATATGACCCGCCCGTGTGAGTATGGCGCATTGGATTTTTTCATTGAGCAAACCAACGCCCCGTCCTCAATCATTAACCCCAATTTGCGTGACCGTGCGTTTGCGTCCATTGGTAACACGGTACAAGTACCCGTTATCAATTACGACGGCGATGTACAGGTTAGCAATGTCCGTTCGTGCGTTATCGCTGACGATGAAAATACGTCCGCATTGGTAACGGTTGTTTGGGCGACTTATGCCATTGGCTTTACAATGGTTCCCGCCGCCTACATGAACAACGAAATTTCCTATGAACACGACTTTTTGCGCAAAATGGAAAAGACGTGCCGGGCTTTGGCGGACAAATTGGACGTCGGAGCCGTTGCCGCATTGGAGGCAAACAAAACACAGGTGTTCAAAACGTTGCTTAATTACACGAAGTCGGGCAATGTGGTACAGGTTCCAACCCAAATGGCGACCGAGATTTTGGGCGATATTAACCCGATTATGCGGGCTAACTGTTACCCGGAATATATCCACCTTATCGCCAACGCCGGGGTTGATAGCCTTATACGTAAACTTGCACAACATGGCGTTTACAACGACGTAAACAAGAGAATGGAGTACGACAATAAGGTTTTACATTACACGAACAATGTAACCGACGAAGAGGGCAAAATGGGAACCATGTTTGCCGTTGCTGACGGTAATGTTGGTATCCTTACACGTGTTGACCGTGAGGCATTGCGCCGCACCCGTGCGAATTTCCACGAATGGGACGTTGTACGTTTGCCGTACATTGATTTGCCCGTTGGTTCGCACTATTACACCGCCGTTGGCGACCAGTCCGCAATCATGGGCACCGCAACCGCCGATTTGACGTGCGCCGTTAAGGAGTATTTCGGATTTTCCGTTGACGTGGCGTATATGGTTGCTTACAACAGCAACCAGGATACTGTGGCAAACCCGATTATCAAAGCCGAGATTGCCGCCCGCAATCCAAACGAACCGTTGGGTATGCCTGTATATGTAACCAACGCCGGGGAATTTCCCGCCGGAGGTGGCGCATAACGCCGGAGCATAACGAATTGTTAAACCGAGGGGACGGGGTGGTTATCCCCGCCCCCTTATTTATTTCAAACGCAGATGTACCGATTAAAAGAAATACAGGACGCATTATTGCACGTCGTCGGGTGGGAACAATCATACGACCCGGCAAAGGCGATAGACGACAATTTAACGCAGACGGAAAGCGGTTTGACGTTTCAAGGTGCGCACCCCCTTGTGACTTTGGATAATGTCCGGGCAATCGTCCCGGATGATTTCGTTTTTCAATATCCGGTTTGGAATATGATAAGGGAATACAAAGCCGGGGCAAAGGTTCGCCACAACAACAAAGTTTGGATTGCCGCACGGGACAACCAAAACAATGAACCGACCGAAAGCGATTTTAACGACGATTACAACGACGATTACGGCAACCCATATTGGCAACCGTACAATTTCATTTCCGATTATTTGGAGCGATTGACCCGTAACGGTATTGCGCAAATGGTACAAACATTCACGCAAATAAAGGGATTGGATAAGGAAACAAAGAACCTATTGGAACGGCGCACGTTCTTTGACGGTGCGGGACGTATCCGGGCGACGTTGCCGAATAATCATAAATTAGTCGGGTTTGAAATTGTCCCGGTTCGTTCTATGGGCGTAACAATGAAAATCGAACAAATCGGGTTGCAAATGACGGGCGCAACCGGGGTTGTTCGTATGTATCTTTTCCATTCGTCCCAAATTGACCCGATAAAGACGTTTGATTTGAATTTTACGCAGACAAACGGCGGTTTTCAATGGTTCCCGTTGAAAGATTGTTATTTGCCGTATATCAGTACCGGAAACAACGCCGGGGGGTCGTGGTTCCTTTGTTACAACCAAAACGATTTGCCCGCCGGGATGCAGGCAATTAACATGACAAAGGATTGGAGCCGGGAGCCGTGCGGGACGTGTACGGGTTACGTTGATTTGGAGCGTTGGCGGGAAATAACCAAGTATTTACAGGTATCCCCGTTTATGATGAACGCCCCGGAAACATTCGACGAATACCCGGAGTTGTGGGATATTGCGTTGACGATGTACACCAATACGCAGAATTACGGGTTGAATTGCGAAATAACCGTTGGTTGCGACCTAACGGATTTTATCATTAAGGAAAGGCAGATTTTCCAAACGGTTATCCAACGACAGGTCGCCGCAATCATGTTGCGCACGTTGGCAATGAACCCCGATGTTAAGGTAAACCGGAACCAAGTAAACGCAACCCGGTTGGAAATTCTTTACGAATTGGACGGCAACGTTGAGGGTCGCCCCGGCGGTTTGGGTTATGACCTTAAAAAAGCATACGAGGCGTTGCGGTTGGATACGCAGGGTATCGACCGTATTTGCCTTACTTGTAATAACCACGGTGTAAAATACCGGACAACGTAAGATTATGGCGGGGTTAAAGTCAATACAGGATTTACGCAACCGGGTTGCCACGTTCAACAACGGGTTATCGTCCGGCGCATACATTCAACAAATCATTTGGGACAATGACGCCTATATTGTTGATATGAATGCCGAGGAACAATTGTTTGAACAAGGTATTAACCGTTTGGGCGTGGATATTATGGATTACGCCCCGTATTCGCCGTTGACGATAGCCATAAAGGAGGAAAAGGGACAACCGACAAACCGGGTAACGTTACGGGATACCGGGGATTTTGAAGCGTCGTTTTTTTTGGAAGTCGGCGACAAACAGTTTGAAATAAAAGCGTCGGATTTCAAAACGGAGGACTTAATAAAAAAGTACGGGCGGCAAATATTGGGATTGACGGACGAAAATATTGCGGCGTTGATTTGGCAATATATATTCCCGGACTTAATGAAGAAAGCAAAAAACGTATTATATGGCAACGAATAAGAGAACAACCCCTATAATTCCCAACCCGGTTTTAATCGACCGGCTTTTGGGGAACATACAAACCGGGTTAATGGATAACGTCGATTGGTTGGACGTCGCATTTGGGCGGGCGCAACGTATCGCCAAAGTGATACAGGGCAAACGCTATTATACCCCGAACGTATATGCGGGCGGGACGGAATGGAGAGGCGACAATGATTATATCGACGTTTCCCCGGATGCCAATATTGGCAATTTTTCGTTCTTTTGGATAGACGACCCGCAAACGGTCGGTTGGGTTCCCAAAGAGCAAAGCGAGATTAAAGCCCCGTTTTCCCTTATTGTTTGGTTCGATTTGCGCAAGGTTTACCCCGGTCAACTCAACAACCGGAATACCGAGGCATTGAAGAACGAAATATTGACCGTCCTAAATGGCGGTTTTTGGCTGAAAGACGGGACGATTGTAATAAACCGGATTTATGAGTTGGCGGAAAACGTGTACCGTGGGTTTACGTTGGACGAAATAGATAATCAATTTTTAATGCACCCGTTCGGCGGTTTTCGCTTTGAGGGTGTATTGTCAGTTAATCAACCTTGTAACATTTAACGATATGGTAACTTTCATTATTTGGGTTTTGGTCGTGGCAACCGTGGCGGCGTTCCTGTTGACCCTGTTAAAAAAGTGGGGCGTTATTGAGTACGTCCAAGTTCACGGCAACGACTTTTTTGTTAAGATGTTCAATTGCGGCTTTTGCTTATCATGGTGGGCCGGGGTCGTTTTGTCCGTCCTGTTTGCTATATGCACCGGGAACCCGGCATTGTTATTGGTTCCGTTTTGTTCAACAGTCATAACCCGCATACTCTTATGAAAACGACAAAGATAGGGGAACGGGCGGTTGTGTTGTACGACAGTATCGACGAATTGCCGATTTTGCGATTTCACGCATATAACAAAATGTTGCTTATCGACGCCGGGGTTGGGTCGGATTTGAACGATTGGGATGCGCATATTGAAAAGGCAATCCGGTTTATCCGAAAGGAAAAGCCGGATTTGGCGGAAAAGGAATTGGATAATTTGCGGCAAAACGTTTATTTCGTCCAATCCGCCATATCGCCAAAGTATTTGGCGTTTGCCTGTTTGGTTAAGTCCGTGGACGGAACCGAATACAACGATATGACGGCGGACGGTTTGCAAAAGGTATTGGATTTATTCGCCGATGCGCCGAACGCCGAGTTGACCGCCCAATTGGAAGCGGT